ATGCACTTGGTCAACCGCAAAGGGCGGTATCACGCCCGGCTTGTAGTGCCTAAAGACTTGCGCGGAATCGTGGGTAAAACCGAACTACGCAGCCCCCTAGGCGGTGACTACCGGCAGGCACTGAAACTGCTGCCCGGCGCGGTGGCTCAACTTCAGCACAAGATTGCCCTAGCTGAGCAGGAGGCCGGGGTAGGGCAGCAGCAGGCTGTTCCCGCGCGCTACCCATTGGCGCCTGATCAGTTGGCCCATAGCCTTTATACTCAGCGTCTCGCCTTTGACGACGAACTGCGGAATGATTCTCGCTAGCCCGGTGTGGGGATTGATGATCTGCTGGTGTAACGGTTGCGTGCCGCTATCGCGGGTAATGCCAATGATGGAGAGTTGGGCGAGCTAGTAGGTGCGCAGATCGAGCGCTTTCGGTCTGCTGGGAATCTGGATGCCACGCCGGGCAGCACCGAATGGCGTGAGATCGCCCGTGCCCTGTGTCATGCGGAGCTGGAAGCACTGGCACGTGCCGCAGAGCGGGATGAAGGTGATTTCACTGGCACACCTACCTCCCCGGTAATCAAGGACGCCCAGCCACTGGAGAAGACTCCAGAGCTAGTTAGCATGAGGCAGCTCTGGTCTGACTACATAAGCAGCCGGGTTCAGGCTGGCTTCATGCGCGACCAAGGCAAGCGGCTTCGCCCGGTTGAGGAGAACCTACGCAAGTTTCTCAAGCACGATGACGCCCGGCGGATTACAAAGAAAGATCTGCTGGCATGGCGTGATCACCTAATGAAAACGCTGTCGGCCAAGACGGTGAATGACATTTACCTCTCCGGCGTCAGGTCGCTGTTCTCCTGGGCTGCTGATAATGACCGGCTGCCAGAGAACGTGGCGGCGAATGTAAAGCAGCCCAAGCCCAAAAAGGTCTATGGCCGGGAGCGTGGCTACACTGACGCAGAGGCTGTGGAGGTGTTGAAGGCTTCGCGGACGTATCAGCCCAAGGCAGATGAATTCGGCTATGTTCGCGAAACCGAAAAAGCAGCGAACTTGAAAAGATGGGTGCCGATCATTTGCGCCTTCACGGGCGCGCGTGTCTCTGAGATTACCCAGCTTCGTAAAGAGGATATTCGCAAAGTAGACGGGCAGTGGGTGGCGCGGATCACGCCTGATGCTGGGACTGTAAAGGCAGGTGGGTATCGTGATGTGCCTCTGCATCCTCAGATCATCCAAGAGGGGTTCGCTGATTTCGTGAATGCATCCGCGGCTGGCCCGTTGTTCCACAATGCGACCGAACCAGAGAAGTTCAAGCGCGCGGCAGTTGTCGTATCTAACAAGTTGTCTGATTGGCTGCGTTTAACCAAGCTGACACCGGAAGGGCTGCAGCCAAACCATGCATGGCGGCACAGGCTAAAGACCCAGTGCCGTGAGCTGGGTATCTCTGACCGTGTGGTTGATGCCATTCAGGGCCATGCAGGCAAGACTGCTGGTGATCACTATGGTGATGTAACGCTGAAGACTAAGGTCGAGGCTATCAGCAAGCTGCCTAAGTATGAGCTGGGCTGAGTGATGTGATAACATAACTTTTCTGTTTCGCCGCGAATCGTTATGTGGTAATTTTACCACACCGACCTATTCACAGCGGAACTCATGGCCTTTCAGAAGCTCAAAAACGCACTTGGTTTCGGCGCCGAACAAAAGGCGCTGACCCTTACTGATCCTGATGCATTGGCCCTGTTTGGGGCGGTGCCCACCAGTTCTGGCCTGAGTATCGGCCCTAGCAATGCCATGCGCGTTCCAGCTGTTGCTTGTGCCGTGTCACTCATTTCTGAAACCATCGGCGCCCTGCCGGTTAAGCTCTATGACCGTGACAGCAAGGAAGCCCTGGCGGATCATCCAGCTTACCGCTTAGTGCATGATGAGGCGAATGAGTGGACGAGCGCGGCAGAGCTGCGCGAAAAGCTAACCACTGATGCCCTGCTGCACGGCGCCGGTCATGCACAGGTGATCCGCCTTAATGACGGCACCCCGTATGAGCTTCACCGGCTGGAACCGGGAAAAGTGCAGCCGAACTTTGAGGCAGACGGTGAACCCTTCTATCTGGTATCGACTGAGAACAGTCAGTTCGTATGTCCTATCGTGACGTTCTGCGGATCGAAGCATTTGGCGGTGTTTTGCCGGTCACGCTGGGCCGGGAAGCGATTGCTCTGGCTTTGAGCTTCGAAAACCATATCGGTGGGATCTTTGCGAACGGTGGCCGCCCCTCTGGCGTCATCAAGGCGCAGAAGATCATGGATGTGGAAGCGAAGAAGAAGGTCGCTTCAAGCTGGTTTGCGACGCATGGCGGCAGCAAGGCAGGCGGCACGGCCATTCTTGACGAGGGTATGGATTACACGCCGCTGAGCATGACGCTGGCAGACACCCAATTTGCTGAAAACCGCCTTGAACAGATCCGCGAGATTGCGCGCGCCTTCAATATCCCGGCGGCCATGCTGGGTGAGTTGAGCCGGGCCACATGGTCAAACCTCGAACAGCTCAACCGCCAGTTCTATGACATGACGCTCAAGCCCTGGCTGACAGATTGGAGTTGGGCTTATGCCCGTTGCCTGCTGACTCCGGAGGAACGCAAGGCTGCCTTTTTCGAGGCTGTGACAGATGACCTGCTGACGACCGATACAGCGGCCCGTGCAGTAGCCTTGGGGCAGTATCGCAGCATGGGGGTGATTACTGCGAATGAGGGCAGGGCGAAGCTTAACCTGCCGCCCCGTGAAGGCGGTGATACGCTGGAAAATCCCTACACCACCACTAGCAAGGAACAGGCTGCATGAACCTGAACCACACCGCCTTTTTCGGTGACGACGAGCACACCTTTGCCCTGACTGATGACATGATCGCCGAGCTGGAGCGTATCACAGATCTGGGTATCGGTGCGCTCTACCGGAATTTCGCTTATGCGCATTTCAAACTAGCCGATCTGATCGAGGTTATCCGGCTTGGACTGATCGGCGGGGGCATCGCACCGGAGCGGGCCGCTCAACTTGTTGATACCTACGCGCGGAACCAGCGTATTGAAGATCTGTTGCCACTGGTGACAGGCATTCTTGATGCACGGTGGGGAGGTCCCGCCGGTGCGTAAGGTTCATCTTCACGGCAAGCTGGCGAAGTATGGCAAATATCTTGAGATGGACATTCTCACGGCTGGTGAGGCCATTCCGGCGCTCACGGCCAATTTCCCGGAATTCTTGAGTGACAGCAAGCAGGGTTCCTGGGTCTTCATGCGGGGAGACCCTGATACAGGCCTTTGCCTTGATGAAGACGCCATTGCTGGGATGAGGCTGGGAAATGCGGATCTGCACATCATGCCGGATGTGGCAGGCGCGAAGAATGGCAATGGCGTGCTGAAGGCCATCGCAGGAGCTACGCTCATTGCCCTCACAGCCGGTGGCGCAGCCCCTTTCCTAGCTAATCCAATAATAGCAAGTGCGGCCACAGGAACGACCTGGGGCAATGCTATCGGCCAGATTGGCCTGGCTATGACGCTGACTGGCGTATCCTCAATGCTAGCAGGGGAAACCCAGAGCCGGGCGTCAGAGGATCATAAGAGCTTCACCCTGACCTGTCCGAAATCTGAAATCGGCCAGGGGCACGCTGTGCAGATCGTTTACGGCGGCCCAATCATCGTTGGCGGAATGATGATTTCCGGGGGCATTGATGCCGATGGCTTGGAGTCCGTGACCGAAAAGCCCGTTGTGACGCCTGACCCGGAAGAAGTTGAAGCCAATCCTGAAAATTACGGCGGCGGAGGCGCAAGCGACCGATGAGTGAACGCATCGAAATTAAAGCACAGATAGCAGCAGACGACGTGGGTGTAGTGAGTGGCATTGCGTGGCCGTTCTCACCTGACTCTGTTGGCGACGTGATCGAGAAAGGCGCGTTTCCCTCCCGGCAGCACTACCGATCTGCATGGAGCATGATCAAGGGCAGGTTATCGGAACGTGGGAAAATTTCGCTGAGACAGATCGCGGCCTAGAGGTGAAAGGCCGCCTCTTTGTGGAAGGTATCTCCCCTGCGGAGAAAGCCCGCCGTCATCTGAAAGCAGGTGTGATCACCGGTCTTTCTATTGGCTTCCGGCATGATGGATTCGAGACGCGCGCTGACGGCTGGCGCACCTTCAAGGCCGTTACTGTCACTGAAATTTCCCTCTGCAAGCGCCCGGTGCATCCCGCCGCGCGCGTCACCGAAGTGAAAGCAATCCCCCAGAACCTCAAGGAGACCCCCAAAGTGGAAAACGAGGAAATCGAGACTGAAGAAAAGGCTGTAACCCCGGTCAATGACACGCCGCAGGTTCCCCAGGTGGATACCAAGGCTTTTGCCGAAATCAACAAACGTTTGGATATGCTGGAAGTCAAATCCAAACGTCCGCAGGGTGTTCATATCACCACCGGTGCAGACACTGAGCGCAAAGCATTCGAAGCCTTCCTGCGCCGTGGTGTTGAACGCATCAGCCCGGACGAGATCAAAGCCCTGACTGTCGCCAATGACACCAACGGGGGCTATCTGGCACCGGAAGAAACCGGCAACGAGCTGATCAAGCTGCTGAACGAGTATTCGCCTATCCGCAGATACGCCAAGGTGGTGAACATTTCTGCCGAGTCGATCACCTATCCGCGCCGCGTGACCGGCACGGCTGCTACCTGGGTGACTGAGACCGGCAACCGCACTGCGTCCGGCATGACCTTTGAACAGGTCAAAATGACACCGCATGAGCTGGCGACCTTCACCGACGTTTCCAATCAGCTCTTAGAAGACAACGCATATGGCCTTGAAGGCGAGCTGCTGTCTGACTTCGCGGAATCGTTCAGCAAAACCGAAGGTCTGGCATTCGTGAAAGGCACCGGCGCTGGTCAGCCTATGGGCATTATGACCGCTGCTGATATTGCCGAAATCAAAACCGGCGTTGCCGCCAATTTCCCGGCATCGAACCCGGCTGACGTGATCATTGCTATGTATCACAAGATCGCCACCACTTACGCGCAGTCCGGCGTCTGGATGATGAACCGCAGCACGCTGGCGGTAATTCGTCAGTGGAAGGACGGCAACGGGCGTTACCTGGTGCTTGATCCGATCAGCGAAGGTGCACCTTCGACCCTTCTGGGCCGTCCGGTGGTTGAAATGCCGGATATGGACGACATCGGCGCAGGTCTGTTCCCGATCCTGTTTGGTGACATGTCCGGCTATCGCATCGTTGACCGCATTGGCCTGAATATGCTGCGTGACCCGTTCAGCTTGGCTGTAAATGGTCAGGTGCGTTTCCATGCCCGGAAACGTGTCGGTGCCGACCTGACCCACCCGGACCGCTTCATCAAGCTCAAAGTGGCTGCCTAAGCCCCATGAGCTTCCGGCCTGCATATGACATTTCTTTGGCCTGCGGTGGCAACACCGTATGGCTGAGGCCGTCTTTGCGGGCCGCGACCCGCCTGGAAGCCCTGCACAACGGCTTCCCGGCTTTGTTGGCCAAAATCAGCCAGCTCGACACCACCACGCTGCGCAATGTCATCTCCTACGCTGCAACCGATCAGGATGCCGCGCAGGCAGTATTGCGCAGTATGGCGGGAAGTTCCCTGCAAGGTATCCAGCAAGCCTGCCTTGGTCCTGTGTATGCCCTGGTCATGGCTCTGACGCTCACCGGCAGTGACGATGAGCCTGCCAGTGAAAGCACAAAACCTGTCGCCTGGGCAGACCTTTACGCAGATCTGTTCAAGTCAGCGACAGGGCGGCTGGGCTGGGCACCCCAAGACGCATGGAACGCCACCCTTCCTGAAATCCTTCTGGCGCTGGAAGGCCACGCGGACTGGATGAATGTGCTGCATGGCTCTGCAGAAGAAGACCAAGACGGCCCGTCCGATGAGCAGCGCCAGCAGAACGAAGCCCAGGGCCTGGACCCTGAGTTCGACCGCTCCGGATTGATGGCCCTGAGAGAGCTTTCTGGAATGCGCGTGGGAATGACTGCCTGATGCCCCGTCCGCCCCATATCTGCGCCTGCGGCAATATCGTGCCCCACGGTGAGCGGTGTGCCTGCCAAATCAAGCACACCCGTGAACGCAACAGACGCCATGACAGGCGTCGCCCCACGGCCTCACAGCGTGGTTATGGCAGCAAGTGGCGCGCAGCCCGTGACGCCTTTCTCAAGATCAATGATCGTTGTGCATGGCCCGGCTGCGGTGAGCTGGCGACTGTCGTTGACCACATTATCCCGCACCGTAGCGATGACCGCCTGTTCTGGGATCGTAGCAATTGGCAGCCGCTCTGCACTTCCTGTCACAGCCGCCGGAAACAGCGGCAGGAGCGTTATCGTGGAGCGTAATGGAGCGCAGTCCCTTTGGGTTGAGGTGTTGCTGATTGCTATCTCAGATGCGCTTTTTGGTGAACGCGGCGTGCGTGGCAGCACCGCCGTGAAGATCAATGCAATCATGGACGCACGGCGCTACCTGACTGTTCCCAATCGAGATTGCGACTTGGTGTGCGAACTCGCCGGTATTGATCCTGATGCGTTTCGCACTCGCATGCGCACCCTGATTGATGCTGCGCCTAGCCCGCCAGAGCTGATCGGCAAGCACAGCCGCGTGAGGAAGAACAGGGCGGGGGTGGTCTTCGACTTTATGCCCTCGAAGGGGACCGGCGGGGGGATGCCCGCACAAGATAGCCCGAAAATAACTTTTCAGAAAAGGAAACGTGCTGATGGCCGCACTGACACCGGTTGCGCTGCTGAAATCGCAGCTCAATCTTGACCATAATCTTGATGACGCCCTGTTGGCGCATAAGCTGGACGCCGCCGAAATCTGGATCGGCCATTATACCGGCACGCCCTTTGTTTCTGGCGATGCGGCGCTGACTGAGGCCGCGTTGCAGCTTGCGTCCTATTGGTATGAGCAGCGTGAGACCGCCAGCGAAGTGAACATGCGCCCGGTGCCTTTCGGCGTGCGTGACCTTCTGGACGCATACCGTGAGCAGGTGACTGGCCATGTCGCGGAATAAGTCGCTCACAGAGCAATCGAAGCTGCTGGAAAAGCGCCTTCTGGCTATCCCGGAGGCGGTTGTTAAGGCGGTGCGCCCGGCCCTGGTTAAAGGAGCAGAGGAAACAGCGGCTGCCATGCGCGCCCTGGTCCCGGTGGATGAGGGCGACCTGAAGGCGTCAATCACCGTGACCGAACCCGGCGAAACCACCCCGGCATATGCTGAGGGCGGCGGCAAGCGCACGGCAGGCAGCAATCAGGCCCTTGTGACTGCCGGGAATGAAGACGTGCGCCACGGCCACCTTCAGGAGTTCGGCACCGTCAGTCAGGAGGCCCAGCCGTTCATGCGCCCGGCGGCCCGGCTGACGAAACCGCGCGCGCAGCGCCGCATTAACCGCGCTGTCGGGCAGGCAATCAAGAAAGCTGCGGAAGGTAAAGAATGATCACGCCCGACATTGAGTTTCAGACCGCTATCAGGGCCGCGCTTACTGCGGATCCGGCTGTGAGCGCCCTTGTGCCGGCCGATCACATCCGCGCTGGTTCAACGCGCCCGGATAAGTGGCCGACGATTATTCTTGCCAGTCCCCAGACGATGAACCTGGGCTGGGCTAGCCAAGGCCAAAAACTGGCGCGCGTCTTTTTCGATCTGCACATCTGGGCGGTTGAAGACGGCGCCGACATGGCCCGGCAGATTGGGTTCGTGGCATCTGAAGCCCTCTGGGACGCACCGAAAAGCAGCGTTGTTGGGATCGACGAATACACCCGGCCCAGCTTCACTTACATGCGTGATCCGGATCCGGAACGGGCTTTCTGCCACGGCGTCGGCACCGTTGAAGGCGTGATCCGGTGGAAGGTGTGACCATGATCCGGGCAGGAAAACTTGATCGCCAGATCACAATCGAGCTCGAAGCGGAAACCGTGGCTGCGTCCGGTGCCGTGTCGAAGACCTGGGCGCCCGTGGCGACTGTCCGGGCTGAGCTGGTGCAGCGCAGCGCTGCCGAATACCTGGCTGGGTTCGGTGAGGCTCAGAGCGGCAGCGCAGTATTCCGCATCCGGTATCTGGCGGGGATCACGACCGCTGACCACGTGACCTGTGACGGCGTTACCTATGACATTGATGAGGTAGCAGAGCTGGGCCGGAAACGTGGCCTTGAACTGCGCTGTTCGGAGGTCGCATGAGCGTGCATTCACGCGGTGTGAAGCCGTCCCTTTCTTCTGACAGTGAGGCCCTGACCAAAGCACCGCCAGTGCCAAAGTCTCTAGCGCCGCACGCTAAGGCCGAGTGGCGGCGGATCATGCCGCAGCTTGTCGGGCGCAGGATCATCACCAAGGCCGATCTGGCCGGGGTGGAGAACTACTGCACGGCAGTGGGTGCCGCGCGCACCATCACCGATACCCTGAGCGCCGGGGGCTTGCCCGATTTGAAGCTGGCTGGGCTGCAAATCCGTTACATGCAGACTGCCCGCCAGCTCGCCGCCGAATATGGCCTGACGCCGACGAGCCGTGCCCGGATCGGCGCCGGTGCATCGGATGACGATGATACCAATGACCCGTTAGCGGTGTGATTGTGAGCACAGCCAGCACATACCCTGCGTGGATTGATGACGGCAGCCATATCCTGACCCTTTGGGGCGTGGGGAGCGTGCAGTCACATTCCTGCGCACCCTGCGCCACCCGGCGGCGATGAACACGAACCGCGCGCCCAAGGCAGCGAACGTCAACCGGCATCCCCGTGCTTTCCAGCTTGCGCCGTTTCATGAGCGCATCGTGCGCCGCATCTATGGGCCGCGCCACGCGGACGGGCGCCGCATCGTGAAGACAGTGTTCCTGATGCTACCGCGCGGCAACCGGAAGACCTCACTCGCCGCCTCCCTGTCTCTGCTGCATGTGATCGGTCCTGAGAAAGTGCCTGCCGGGCAGGTGATCTTTGCTGCGTCCGATCGGGAACAGGCCGGTATCGGTTTTCGTGAGGCCGCCGACATAATCCGGCAAGACAAGCGCCTTGTGGCCGCGACACGTATCCATGACGCGCACAACTCGCTCAAGCAGATCACCAACATCGCCACAGGCGCGCGCCTGCGCGCCGTGTCCAGCGATGGCCGCGCTCAGCACGGCACCACCCCGGCTTTTGTTCTGGCCGATGAGATCCACGCTTGGAAAGGCAGGGATCTGTGGGAAGCCCTGAAATCCGGCCTTGCCAAGACCGATGACAGCCTACTGGTGATTGCAACCACGGCTGGCCGGGGCCATGAAACGCTGGCCGCAGAGCAGTATAACTATGCCCGGCGTGTCGCCTTGGGTGAGATCGACAACCCCGAATTCTTGCCGATCATTTTCGCCGCTGAGCCGGATGACGACTGGCAGGCCGAAGACGTTTGGCACCGGGTGAACCCTGGACTTAAGCACGGCTTCCCCAGCTTGTCTGGGCTGCGCAGCTTGGCGAAAGAGGCTGAAGATCACCCGGCTGAACGTTACAGCTTCCAGCAATACAACCTGAACATCTGGCACGGGAACAGCCGTGACCCGCTGTTCAGCATGATCACTTACGACGCCCGGCGTTTTGACGATGACGAGACCGACCTTAAAGAACTGCCGTGCTGGGTAGGTGTGGACATGGCGAAGAACGGCGACACGGCTTCTGCGGTTGCCGCGTGGCGGCATCCTGACGGGCAGGTCACGGTCAAGCCGTGGTTCTTTGTTCCCGGAGACGAGCTGCGCGAGCGTGCCGAACAGGATGGTGTGCCTTACGAACAGTGGCGCGATGCAGGGCTGATCAATGCCACACCCGGCCCGATCATCGACCCGGCAGTGGTAGAAGATCACATACGCAAACTGGCGGCGGACCACGACGTGCAGGAGATTGCATTTGACCCCCACCTTGCGCGCCAGACCATGCAGCGACTGTATGACGACGGCCTTCCGGTCATCGAGCACCGGCAGGCACCGCTTTCCATGGGTGTCGCCATTGGCGACCTTGAGCGCACCGTTAACGGCCAGTTGATCCGCCACGATGGGCACCCCGTCCTGCGTCACCACTTCGACAGCGTGGTCGCCAGCCGGAACGAAACAACCGGTCCTGTTCGGATGCATAAGGGCAAGAAAACCGACCGCATTGATGGCGCCGTCGCGGCTGCGATGGCCGTGCATCGTGCCGTGGCAGGCGAAAGCAACAAATCCCAATACACCGGCGAAGATGCCGAGATCTTCACCTTCTGAGGCATGAGTAAATGAACGAAGCAGATCTTCCTGGCCTGATTACCCAGCTTGAGGCGCGCGTAGACAAATTTGAGAAGGGGTTTGCACGGGCAAACCGTATCCAGCGCAAGTCTGCCGCCCAGATGGAGCGCCGCGCCAATCAGTCGGCTGAACGGTTGCGCAATGTATACGGCAAGGCCGGTGACAGCATCCTGGCTACCTTCAAAAAGCTTGGCCCTGGTATCGCTGGCGGCCTGATCGGTGGCCTGACCGTGGGCGCTCTTTCCGGCGTCACGAACAACTTGGATCAGATTGTCACGACAACGGCCCAGATCGGCGACGAAGCCAAGCGAGCTGGGGTGAGCGTCCGTGCGCTTCAGGAATGGTCTTATATCGGCAGGCAGAACCGTATCGGCATTGATCAGATTGTTGACGGTCTGAAAGAGATGCAGCTTCGCACCGATGAGCTGATTATAACTGGCAAGGGACCGGCGGCAGAAGCCTTTGATCGGCTGGGCTTCAGCTCCGATCAGCTCAAGGTGAAGCTCAAAGACCCGTCCGAATTGTTGCTTGAGATTATCGGGCGCATGGAACAGTTGGACGAAGCTGCCCGTATCCGCATCGCTGATGAGATTTTCGGTGGCAGCGCTGGTGAGCGCTTTGTCGAATTGGTTGGGCGTGGTGAAAGAACCCTGCGCGACACCATCCGCGCGGCAAATGATACCGGAGCAGTGCTTGATGCAGAGGTGATTGAGAAGGCGCAAGAGCTGGATCGACGCTTTGCCGCGCTTCAGACTCGTGTAGGGAATTTCTTCAAGCGACTTGCCGTCGGTGCTGCTGATGCGTCGGTCAAGATTGTCACTTTGCGCACGGACATTGATGATCTGTTCCGCTCACATAATCAGGCTCAGGGTTTGCTTGGTGATGGTGTTGCAGATGCGCTGGCGAAAGACAGCGAAGCCGTTGACGAGCATCGGGACAAAATCAACCTGCTGCGCGCTGAGTATGAACGCCTGAGTGATTTCGCCAACGGCCAGAGCGTAGGCTTGATGCAGGCAGCAAATACGTTGCGCGCATTCGACTATGATGCCGTTGCTGATCAGCTTGTGTTCGCAGCAACCGAAATGCGCAGCCTGACCGATGCGCTGGCTGATGGCTCTATCAAGGCTGACGACTTCGAAAAGCGCATGGGTGAAGCTGCCGCTACCGCGCAAACGGCCCTGGGCAACATCGAAGCGGTTGACCGTGCCGAGTTCTCCAATGTCATTTCCGGGGTGGGCAGCCTTATTGAGAGGCTGGCTACCGCTGCCAAGAAAGCCCGTGAGTTGCGTGGTGCACTTCCTGGCGCGACTGCTGATGGCAGAACAAATGAAGCGGTCTATTCCGGGCGTGGGGGAGACCTTAGAACGCAGGGCGGCGGTTTTGACGGTTGGGGCAGCTCGACCGCCACTTCTACGGCCCCGGTGACAAGCCGCAGGCCGCGCAGTGCGCCCAGTAATATCGACTTTAGCTTGCCGCCGGAAAACGGTGCTGGCGGCAGAAGCCAGAGCGATTTCGAAAGAGAGATTTCCGCCATCGCAGAAGAGACGGCAGCATTGCGCCATGAGGCTCAGGCCCTGGCAGAGCTGACAGGTGTTCGCCAAAACCACACAAATGCGCTTGAGCTTGCCCGAACCAAAGCAGAACTGCTGGCCGCTGCTCAACGTTCGGGCTTGGCAGACACGCCGGAGTTGCGCGCCCAGATCGACGCCCTGGCCGGGCAGTATGTGGCAGCGGCAGATTCCGCCGACCTCGCCGCAGAGCGCATTCAGGAGGTGCAGAATGCCAGCCGGGCAGGGGCGGAATCAATCACCGACGTGTTCACTGGCATGGCGACTGGGGCAATGACCGCAAAAGAGGCAGTCGGGCAACTGATCTTGCAAATCCTGAAGCTCAGCTTTCAGAAGCGAATGTTGGAAATGGCGGAAGGAGCCGGCGGTATATTCGGCGGCTTTCTTAAAATCCTGGGCGGCGGTTTTGCTGCTGGCGGATATACTGGCCACGGCGGAAAGTTCGAACCTGCCGGGGTAGTGCATCGCGGTGAATACGTGATGAGCAAAGAGGCCACCAAGGCCATTGGCGTGCCCCAGCTAGAGGCACTGCACAACGCTGCTAAGAGGGGCTTTTCCGCTGGTGGGTATGCCGGTGGTCGTGCACCTCTGAAAGCTGGGGTGGCGGGCCGTTCTGGGGCTGCAGAAGAGGCCGGGCAGGTGATCACAATCAACGCGCCGGTTTCGGTCCAAGGTGGTGCCGGGACGCCGGATCAGAATGCAGATTTGGCCAAGCGGTTTTCGCGCGAAATGGAGGCGATCATGCGCGGTTTTGTTGTCGATGAGCTGAGACGGCAGACGCGGCCTGGGAACATGATGAGTGGCCGGAGGCGGTAAGCGGCTAACTTGTTTCCAGTTTGACTTTCTCCACCAATGCAAGCAGTTCGTCTGTTATGGCATTAAGCCACTCGTCTTCTTTAGGACCAGCTTTGGGCCAAGTTTTATAAAGCACATCTTCCAACATGGGGTAGTTTTTCCCGACGTGGAAATCGTGATCACATATTGGCAAGATGCGCTTCTGCCGATTCACGTTTGCAGAGATCGCAGAGTTTAGTTCTCTATTAGTCCAGCCCTTGGCGGCAAACGTGTTGGTGAGGAAAGGCACGAAGAAAGTCGACTTTAAAAGGCCGTGGTTGATCCTCTGCACAATTGAGTCCCCCCAAGTAATGCTTTCCTCATCGAAGAAAACCTTGATGCCAACGGCTTCTAGTTTCTTTTTCAATTTTCTTACGCGAGGTTTGTCTTCTGATGCGTGAGAAAGAAAGATGTCGAATTCTCTTACCATTTCCGCGTGCCTTATGATCCATTCGGGAGCTGCAGGATTGATGTCAGCAGCTTGCTTGCAGAGTTTTGAAAGAACGGGGTCATCGTCTCCCCGAACTTGTTTGATGTGTCCTAACCAGCCTTCGATATGTGCCCAATAGTCCTTTACTGTGGCTGTCGGTCCAATCCAAACCTTTGCCGCCTGTTCTAGTCCGAACTTCTTGCCAGAATGTAGTTTCATTCGAAGGCGAGAGATATCTTTTCGAAATACGTTGACCCCCTCATTGACGATCAAGCCGGTAACAACTTGACGTTCTCGGAAGAGCTGGATTCTTGTCTTATCTGGGTTTATGCGGAAATGAGCTGTTTTGAAGGCATCAGTGATTTTTTCGCCAAGGATTACTTCTCGATCACCGTATTCTGGTTCCCAGGTTCTTACCAACGAAGGAGGTATCTTTCTTCGGCTTGATGAGAATGTGATGTCATCTGCATATCTAGAGTATTTAAGTCTCTCTTTGACAGCGATTTCAACAAGGTGTTTGTCGAGATTGTGAGCTATAATGTTGGAAAGAATCGGCGAGGTGCGTGCGCCTTGAGGCAAGGCATCCTTGTAAGTTGTCAGGCGTGCCAGAATCGTCGCTACTCGGTGGTTGAAACCAAAGAACTGCGACATGAATAGCCCGCGAATGCGGGCAAATCCGATTGATCCAAAGAAATCCTCAATGTCAATATTTAGAACCCACTTTTGCTTCTCGTGGTAGCGGGCGTTGGTTAGAAATGATCTCTCAGTAACATATCCATGTATGAAACTCTTTGGTCTGTAAGACTGTTTCAGCACTGCTGCCAAACGTTCTTGGGCCAGAGCTAATCCCCTAACGGGTTTATCGATAGGTCGGGTTCCCTCTCGTTTTTTGGGGATTTCAAAGCTCTGATAATATTTCCCATTGTCGGCGTTCTGAAGGACGTAAAAGAGGCCTCCAGCCGGCATGCTAAGCGCATGGGCTACGTCCTGCACTGAGTGCGCAACGCCTAGCAACATTAAACTTGCGGCGGGATCAAAGTCGCTTGGAAGGCTCAACCCTCGTTCTCTACCTTATCGACGATACACAGTGGACAACCCACCGCGCCGCCGCGATTTAGGACTAACGTTTCAGCGAGCCGCCGGGGATTCACCAGCGCAAACTAGAGAGTTGAGCCTTGGAGGAACTAGTGGCCTACAGAGTGTCTACAGTCAACCGAATCTTCTTGTGATTGTGGAGCGTGGCGCGGTTTGGAGTTGTGTTTATACTCCAATACGGGTATACTAGTATTTCAATTAGAGAAGTCCAATGCCTAAGAACATCAACCTCCCCACTGAACGCGTGCAGCAACTCGAAAGGCTGGCTGAGAGGTGGAAAATGTCGGTTGCCGATGTTGTCGGCGAACTGATCCACCAGCAGATCGAAAAAGGCGAACTAGAACGGGATGTGCCCGGCTTCCGTATCTTCAAGAACGGAAAAGAGGTCCACATCGGCACCGATGAATGGGACAAACAGGTGAGCGCCCAGTCGGCGTCCAACATCGCAAGTTCAATTCGTTCTTTGATCACCCCGTCAAAGGAAAACCCGATGCTGCCTTTGCCCGACGGGTTTGGGTTAGCCCGGCGTGGCACAAGTTTGAAGCTCAAGGACACGGAAACAGGTGCAGAGAAGACCCTCGCGCCATCTATCGCCAAGGATGTTGCGGAGATGCTTGAACGAGTTGCCAAGTCCTAAAATAAGATCGGCCCGACGCTGCAACGCCGGGCCGAATTGATCTAACGATCTAGTAGTTTTACGCCATGAAAAAATACGACGATCTAGCCGAAAGGGCAAGATCGGCAGCCAGTTTGCGCCGCCGTAATGATGCCGCTCTGATTAGGCAAATCGCTGCTGATTTGCCGACACAAGCGGCATTGGAAGCAGGAAAAGTTGCGGAAAACAGTGATGAGGAAGATGGCGCATTTTCCCATAAAAACAAGGTTCCTAACGAGCTTGGCTCAGACGGTTGTCCAGTTGATCCACACAACACTCCCGCAGCACCCACCCCAGACACACACATCTCGTCTCCGAGACCTGCTGAACACCCCTGACGTGCAGAGCCGCATCAAGGCAGGAGAGACCCAGCGCAAACGCGATGAGACCCGTAAGGCGACGATGCAACGGCGCGTGGCCGTGCCGACTACAGCATGGAAGACCGCCAGCCAGGACGAGAAGTTCCGCTTTGCCGGACATGCCACAGAACGGGCTGATGGTCTGGCGTTTAGTCTGAACCTATCGGGGAGGACGCAGAATAAGCTCAGAGGGCACCGTGACCCGCTCCGGGCCTTTACTGATACTCTGAACCGTGAGCTGAAAAAGCAGGGCCTGTCCGGCATGCCATATGCTTTGGCCCTTGAAAACAGCAGTAAGGATAAGCTGCACGTTCATGGGTTCCTGATACCCCCGGCTGAAAGTGATTGCGTTAGGCGTGCTCTTAGGACTGCTGGTGGAGCGATCACGGGGAAAGCTTTTGGTAGGCAGCTAGATCTGGAAAAGCTGTCGGGCGGTGGTGGCTGGGCGTTTTATTGTCGGAAGGATCAGAGCCGCACAGATGAAGCCTTAGCTGGTGACGCTCGGTTGTTTCTAAATAGGGCAATGACACAGGCTGCACGTGAGTTCTCACGGTCGATAAGATAG